TTTCCTTTATAATTTTAAACCCACACCATTTAATCCATTTAATATGTAATGTATTTCTACTATCAATTACATTATATAAATGAGGATAGAGAGTGTTTAATTGGATTACTTCATGTCTACATTGTTTTAGAAATATAGTCTTAATATCTAATAACAAATTGCTCCCTAACATCCAAACTATACCAGACATTTTATCAGAAGGAACAACACCAAACATAGCCACTGGTTCACCATCCCCATTAACAATAGTTCTACATACAGAGCTTTGTATATAGCCCACACATAGAGCTGTTTCTGGAGTTAAACCTAAAGTTTCTACTTCTCTTTTATCTGCTTTTCTAAGATGTGGGGATAAGTTCACAACATCTGAAAGCACACTTTTCCTGTGGTGGGGTTTTACATAATCTTCAAACTTTACCAAAGACATTCTACTCTCCTCAGTTTACCCCAAACTACCTTGCCTATAGTTAGACCTACTTATAGACCTAACTACATAATTTCCTTCCCAATCAGCTCCTGTAAACGCACAAGGTAAATACGAATCAGAAATAAGTTCTATTTTTAAACGTCTAGCATCAGCTAATATAAGCTTTTTAAAATTGCCAGTTTCAAAAGGAACTTCACCTACTTTATTTAGCGGAGACCCAAGTATTCTTCCAGTGAAAATATGATCAAAAGCGGTTCTACCCGGAGCTGTAATTTGCATCCTGAAAAAACCAGTTCTAAAATAATTAATATTAAACTTTCTAATTTTTAAGATACCACCTGAAAGAGAACTCATTCTTCCTGCAACTTGTGTTTTAATAGTAGGTTCAGTAAACTCATAGAGAAACTGATATTCCTTACCCACCCATACTGAGTAAGCTGAGAAGTCTCCTGTAGCTGTAAGAGTTGTGGGGGTGGGCTGTGCTACTCCTTGTACTTGTCCTCCCCTTTTACCTTCCCACTCAGCACTATAAATCAATCTAAAGGTAGAACCAAAATCATCAGGATAAGGTAATGTCCAAGTAGTTTTATCTGTGCCTACATGATATGATCCTTGAAGTGATGTTAGTCTATCTAAATGAGGCTTAAAAGAAAGTTGAGTATTTGATTCTGTTAGTCCTACTAAATTTGCATCTTGTAATGACATCTTATCAATGTATGTTCCATCAGGTCTTACAACAACAAAATAAGCCATATAATCTATAGTCTGTAAACCAATAACTTGTTCCTCTGGTTTAAACTTCCACTTAGACCATGAGCTTAATTTTCTAGTTCCATCTTGAAATAAAAACTTATAGACAAATACTTCATTAATGTTTTGATCTGAAAGAAAAAATAAAAAATCATCATGAGGAATTATATTAAAACCTCTACCCTTTATATAACTTGGAACGTGCATAGTTATATTTTCAGCAGTTTCTTCTTGTAAGTTTTCAATGATTCCAAATTCTCTAACAACAGAGAAACCATCATTCTCATCTGAAAAATAAACCTTTCTACCATTGACAATAGGTTTAACAGTCTTATCATGTTCATAAGAAGTTACTAGAGCAATGCGAGCAGTTGCAGGGGTAAGGCCACCTGTAGCACCTTCGGTTAATCTAAATTGAGCAAAATCACTAAAAATTAGGAGGTTCTCATCATAGGGTACGACATGGTGTAAGATGCTTATTTCGTTGGAAGGAGCAGCTAAATCTATTAAATCTGTATCTAATAAATCTGTGGCGGTTGTAGCATAAAAATTATAGTGTTCACCTAGTTCAGATAAAATAATATTTTCATTAGCTAAAAATCCAAGCCTGTTCTTGTGAAAGAACATATCGTTTATTTTTTGTCCTATAAAACTAGGGTCAGGAGCTGTAGTCTCATCTCCTGCGACTCTCTGTGTCCATGTAATTTGACTTAAAGTAAATGTATTAGTAGCTGTCCTTACTAATTTAAGCGGCATAGTTGCAGCATCAATAGTATTAGCTAATCCCGGCTCTACTGTTTCACTCCATTCTCCTACATCAGCATCAGAGGAGTTTGTATGTTTAATCCAGTAGTCATCTGAACCACTGTTAGGTTCTCCAGTAATACGAATAGTAAACCCATCTTTAGTTCTTGAGGGTAATTCAGTAAAATCTACTACAGAATCTTTAATAGCAATTAAATTTCCTTCAGGAGCATTACAGTGTAATGTAAAGTCTGCACCATTCTGTCTTGTAATATGAACATTACTACTACCAAATTTAGTAATAGTAAAAGTAGAACCTATAGCAGTCGTTAAGTCGCTTACTATATCATCAATCTGTGTAGTAGCATCATTACTAGAAGTTACAGTAGACACAAGAGAACCATCTACATATATGGTCATAGTTGCTGCGTTAGTGGCTTGCTTTAAAAATATGAGACCCTCAGGATTTCTAGCAGTTCCTAGTGCTACACTTTTAGCGGTTGTCTTTGTTCTATTTACAATAAAAGTAGTATCAGCTATTGAGAATAAATGTAAATTATCTCTAGTATTAGCAGCAGTAAGATAGGTTTTTAGAACCCCTGCAAATCCAACAACTGTTTTAGAGTTTCCCTCTAAGTCGGTAATAGTCAAATCAGCCTGAGTAAAGTCAGTAGCAAAGGAACTATCAAACTGATCTGAAGTTAGCTTAACTATATATTGTTCTGTTTCATCTCGATTAATATAGTGGATATACGAATCAGTATCAGTATGTTCATTTATTTTTCTAACGTGCTCTAGTGGGGGTCGTTTTTTTAACCCCTCCGCAGCAGTAGACATTCCGTTTTCTTGAACTTCCGATTGTGAAGCTAATCTAATATTTGGGGGCTGCTGTGAAACTCCATTTATTAAATTACTAATCTGTTCTGTAATAAGGGGCATTTACCATAATTTCCTATAGGTCTTAGTCATATTAATCATGTCTAATGTTCCATATCCCACGTTAAATCCTGCTCGTTCTGCTTCGTCATCCAATAGATCAGCATAAGCTTCTTGCTCTTCTTGTCTATTAATTTGTTCAGCAGATATTTGACCAACAATTTCTTCCTGAAAAACTCTAGAAGCCTTTGCCGTAATATACTGCCGTAAAGATTGGGGTGTGTTTTTAAAGTCTAATAAAGTTATTGTTACCGCATTGTTTAAATTGGATGTCCAAATAAATGTGTTGTTATCCAAGTCATACAAAAACATGACACCATCTATACCCCTGATAGTGGTTAACTCATTTTCTACATGGATAGAGAGAACATTTGAACCAATAGGTATTCGGTTGTCTGCATCTCTACTTAAACTAACATCCCACTCAGTATTAAAGTGCCAACCTTTTTGCTGAACTTCACGATTAATATTTGACAATAAGTTTTTTGCTTGAGTCACTTCTACAGTCGTTACAGTTTCTAAACTAGAAACAGCAGCTTCACCTATAGCTGCTAACATCATGTTTACTGCTTCTAATTCTGTTATGGGATTCGTAGATATAAACGCCATTTTAAGTTACCAGACTCATGCCCATTATTTGAGCTTTTCTTAAAGTTAAATTATCAGTACCATCTATGTTAGCTACAAAGATTGAAATATAATCATTTGTTGCCATAGAAGCATAACCTATTGTGTGTAGATTAACTGAATTCACTGTAGTAGCAGGAGAAAATCCAACTATTGTTGTTCCTGTAATAAGTGTTCCGTTCTTATGTAATTCTATTGCAAACTCTTTGTTAACTGCTGATGTATCTATCTCTAATGAAGCAGAGGCCATGAACATACAGTTTACTGTAGGTGTTCCTGTATACCTCAATCTTGCATTAGTATTCATATCAAACTCATTAGCAGTTGGGGCTGTACTTAAAGTATACGTTCCTGCTCCCTCTACATAAGTTCCTGCAGAAGCTATACTTGTTGATGCCGGTGTTGATACATAGATACTACCCTGTTTAGTTTGAGTAGTCTCAATAAAATCACGCAAGTCTTGGGGTGTTATAGACCCTGCTGCTTGACCATTCTGAAATAAGTTAGTTGTTAAATCCGCAACTGTGCGTGATGTATCAACCATTGTTGTCTCCTAAATTAAAAAAAAGGGGGCTAGCTTTTACACTAACCCCCACAGTGTTATGAGGTTTTAAGCTCAACACAACCTTCAGGTCGAATAAATCCGTGACCCATAGCATACTTCGCTACGATCCACCAACCTTGAAGCTTGATGTCATACTCTGTCTCAACTGCCAAGTTAATTAACTTAACTGTAGCAACTGAAGACTTGTGCATAACAAGCCCAACCGTAGTAGAGAAGTTACCGTTATGAGTGGTAACAGTCCCACCAGTAATGTTGGTAGTAGGCAAGTTGTTGGTTTTCACAATGTGAATACCTGCAACCTTTAAGACCGTACCTTCTGCATACGTTCCTGCTCCACCCCAATCCCGGTTGATTACGGCTGTAGTTTCAGCCATCAGATAATACTGGGCTGGTTTAACAAACATATACCTGTCATTTTCAGGTACATTGTTTTCGTCTAACTTCTGAGCTGCATCAAACATACCTGCAGCTAGGGTAGTACCAGTAGTACCATACCCTGCAGCCGTTAGAACTGATCCACCGTTACCACTCGTTACGAGCGTAGAGGATCGAGCACCAAGTACACCTTGCTGTAAGATGTTCTTGTCCCATTGAGTACCAAGAGCGATACCTGCCTCTTTAGCATAAATGGATCGTACATCATAATGGTTCATAGCTTCATCAAGATTGTTGACAAAGTGATCCGCAATTAACAAACCGTCAATCGAGATAACCTTCTCGTTCTTGTTGATAGCCGTACCATCCAACTTGTTAGAAGTTGTACCAGTGTTACCACTAGCATTGATGTAAGCATATTCGGTACTAGCAGTTTTCCAAACTAGAGGAAACTGAGCACTAATACCTGAGTTAATAGATCGGACAACGTGCTTGTCCATTGTTACACTCGCTTGTTCAAACGCTGTGAGGACTTCACCTGCATATACTTTTAGAAATAATGCAGTTGATGATCCTGCGGAGTTTGCTTGACCAGATCGAGTCATTGTTACTACTGGTGCGGTTGTCGCTGTTACACCCATAGTAATCTCCTTAAATTAAAGTTAATAAAAATAATTTGCTGTATCTTTATTTAACTTTCAACTAAGATTATCTACCTCGGCAGGTCTTGTTTACTTGTAAATATAGGTTAGCTTAGATAGTACCAGTAGAAAATATATCTGATCTATCTAATTTATCTAGCACATCCTGACGATATGCCATGTCGCTTTCATATCGTGGGTCTCTCATAGCTTTAACAACTTCAGCATTACTTCTAAATGCGTTGTCAGATGTTATACTAGTGGGAGATTCTCCACCGTAAGTTGTTCCTTCTTTACCCACAGCTCCTTGATAGTCTGCTCTGAGTCCTTTAGCTGCTATCATAGCTGTATTAACATTTCCACTATTAACAGATTGATCATAAGCTTGTATTTGTTGGTCTGTATAATTAGTTTTAGCCCACTCTACCATTGATGAATACTCTTCTTTACCACCTACAGAAGACCTTACCTCATTACCTATCTGATCACCTAAGGCTTTCACTCCTGCAATATATGTGTCTGCATAGTCTCTACTTATACCTGCATCAGCTAGTGTTTTATAGCTTGCATCAGTTAGCCCACCAGTTTCAGCATACTCCTGAGTTAACG